TGGAGAACGTGACTAACAACACGGTCTCCGGGATCTCGCCTGCACCGACGGTATCATATGTTCCGCGTTGTTTCACGGAATATATCATGCCTGAACGGTCATCTCTTCAGAACCGTAAGGATCTGAGGAAGATAATGGCCAACCTCCAAGCCGATGCGCAAGTTATTGCGTTGGCCGAGACGTTGATCATGCCGTACTAACAGCCAGGGACATTTATGACTCAGCAGAGCAGTGATGCCCTTGAGAGTATCGTTTACTCTCTTTGCCAGGCCATAAATACTCCTAGGTCCTTATCAGTCTGGTTGTGTTTCAAATACAACCAAGCAGCTCTTCTTGAGCTGCCTCCGGCTGATATTGCAACCAATGATACTTCGAGTTTTCAGCTACAGTACTTCCTGTCGATGTACTTGAAAAAGTACAAAGGCTTGAAAGCCGGAGTTGATACTCGTCGTGTCGCACTCGAAAAGTGGAAACTTTCCGAGGCTAGGTGTCTTGAGACCAATGCTCGATTTCGGGAACTTATGCATCGACCTACTACAGGTCGCGTTGAAGCTGCTCTTTTCAGAGCGCAACGTAAAATTGCATCTGTTCTTGGGATCTTACACATGCCTCTCGTACTTAGCGGTTGCAAATGGGGTCCCGGTGCCACCTTCGACTTGCGTCGTGAGGTAGCAACACCGGACAATAAGATTTCCCAGGCAATCTCTGTCACCTCTACGGCTTTGCCTTATTTACGGGCAGTCGTAGAATCAGATCCGCATTGGGCTTATTGCTTCCTCGGAGAAATTCCCGAGGGGCGATTTTCCCTTTTGCCTTCGTCTAACCCTTATAAGGTTGTTCGAGGGTCGCGGTTTCTGACGGTGCCAAAGAGCGCTAAGACCGATCGTTGTATTGCTGCGGAACCCACTGGAAATAGTTTTCTCCAGCAAGGGGTACACAGCTTCATACGCCGTCGGTTAAAGCGTTTTGGAGTCGATCTGGACGATCAGTCCATCAATCAGAATTATGCGCGTGACGCGTATCATTCTGGATTGTCCACACTTGACCTAAGTGCGGCGTCCGACTCCATCTCTCGTGAACTGGTCT